GTTTGCTGTTGGTGATGCGATACAAACACCAATTGGTCAAACCGTTCCAAACTTTTAGGGTCTTTGAGGTGTTGACTTTCGGGGTCATCCCAAGTGTCGTGTAACCACAGAATGTTTTTCTTATTTGGGTCAATCTTACGCACTCGTGAACAGATGATGTGAAACTTATCCCGCAATTCAGGGTCAAGTCGATCCATCAATCCATGATACATGTTCTCTGTACCACCCTTACTGTTGGGTGCTGTGCCATTATCATTCAATCCATCGTCTGTACCAATTTTGAATGTATCGTCACCTGTCACTTTCAGTTGTGTTTTCATTTTAGTTTGTCAAACCCCCGACCTGTTTTTGTATCATAACACCATTCCACGAATCCATTGATAAACTTACGATAGAGTTCGGTGTCAACTTCTTTATTGACAATATTTTCATAGAGACAACGACCGTATGTACGAACAGGTTTCTCAAATAGAATTGCCTCGTATCCCGTACCTGAATTGATGACATGCACTTCCGAACAATCTTCCATCAAATCGTGTAGGTGTACATTCTCAATCCACGTTGCGTGTTCGTGTTTCAGTGTCTCTTTCTTGAGTTCAGACATTGAACCCGGATTGACAGGATGTCCTTTGACAACAATCTGCTTACCTTGTTCCTTTGCGTATTCAATCGACTGCTTGAGACCGTCAATTACTTCCACATCAGAATGATAGATGATTGTTTCATCGTGCGGAATCTGACACACGAATAGGATAAATCCTGGGTCAAATAACTTTTGACCTTTCTCTGGTTGTAGATTCTCAAACTTTGTACCGCCACCTCTGATATGTTCCTTGAGGTCATCAAAGTGCGGTGCATCTACTTCACCTAACGTAAAGTGATTCCATACAGACGAACCACCCTCCCAACCCACGGGGTCAATACTGAACAACCACGGAAACACTGTCTGCATGTAATACCGAACCTTTGTGTCTCCCTCTACAAAGAAGTTGTTCTGTTGCTTGTGTGGTACATACACGATGTCAGCATCCATATACTGTACCATTTCAGGTGAGAACTGCCACAGTGGTCTTTCTATAATTAGTGCTTTTGGGTGCACCTTTGATAGATGCTCAACAAAGTTGTGCCAATGTGTACGAATCGGTTGGATGTATCCTCGCCCTTCAGGGACGGGACCTTCCTTGAATGTCACATCTAGTCGTGGTTTGAGGATTAGTATTTTGTCTGCCATATCCTATCTCTTGCTCCATGAAAATATGAACCCCATGCTTCTTTTGCTTGCACATAAGTCATATTTTTGTGTTTTCTATCGCCCTTACCCGTCCAAATTGTTGAACCCTCGACAAACTCCCAATCCATAAAGTTTGAGGGAATACCATAAAATTCCAGTTTGTCTTTGTGTTTGTCGTGTGCCTCGTTGAGTGCTCGTTGATCTATGAACCACTGAAACGGACCTTTCGCAATATTTTGCCGAACATCTTGAGTGAACTCTCGTGCACCCTTGTTGACATACACCGCACCTGCCGCAATCTTAGAACCTTGCGTTTCCCATTCGCCCGTGTTTGCTAGTGGTTCACGGAAAAACAATCCAACATCAGCATCCCTAAACTGCGACCAATCAATTTCATTCATTACTAAACAGTCAGCGTCCAATACCAATGCTTCGCTCAACCCGTGTGCCATCAGTTCTGGCAGAATCATAAACCGTGCACAGGCATAGTAAGTTCTTGAGTCAATACCACTCAAGTCTGTACGTTCAAACGAATAGGTGACTCCAATGTCTTCTTCAAGAACCATCGATAGTCCATGACACCCTCTGTCTGGGTTGACAACGTGTGCGTGTATCTGCTCACCCGCCCCGACCGCAGAGTATGCCAGTGGTACGAAATGCTCAACATAGTATTTCGCATCACATGCAACTAATAATGTTTTCCCTTGAGGGATCGTTCCACCAAACATATTATTTACCAATAATGTCGTATTGCCCATATGCGAGGTAATCCACATCGGGTTCTAGAGGTTTACATTTTGCATCATATGCTTCTTGAACTGTATCGTGATACAACTGAACTAGTTCAGGTCTCTTGTGTGCTTCTGGTTTGCCAGTAAACCAAGCAGGTTGCCACGGTTGCGATTCCATCCTCGTGTAGTGTAGATGCCACAGTTCATCCATCGGAGTATTGTCACCGTCCAGTGAGTTCCACTTTGGATGTAATGGTTCTACCAAGTCGTGGTTGCCACTGAACTGCCTAATGTAACGTTGATGTGTTTCTGGTATTTTCTTCATGCGTTGTACAGGAATGAGATACTGTTGTGCCACCGCACAGTCAATCACCATCACACAGAACTCGTGCCCTCCAAACCGATTGCCGACTCGTGCCGCAAATGGTTTGCCATTGAGATTAATGTTGTAAAGTTCAGTGATATCTTTGAAGTTTAACATATCACAATCAGTATAGATTGCCTTACCCTCAAACCCACATGCTTCTGGGATTGCCCATCGATATCCTGAAAACGGAGTTGACCAAGTGTGAGTCTTCCATCCACCCCAAATGCTCGTCAGATCAGGTGTCTGTCGCATCCATGTAATTTCAAGGTTACTTGAAGAATTCTTGCGTAGCGTATACTCATACGCCATCTCAATTTCTTTGTCCTCACCATTAGCACTTGTGCCAATAAACATTCTAATAGTTGACATTGAACTGTTTTTCTCCTAATATTTCATTTGTAATTTATACTATTATACATAAACTTCTGATCAATGTCAACTTTTTACAAGGTGTTTCCTATGAATTTTTGCACCGACGAATGCGTTGTAATATTCATCGGGTTTCAATAGAACATCATTTTCCACTTGATATTTTAATTCATAATAACTGAGTTCGCCTTTGGACTGACACAGTTTCAATATCTCACGTTTGAAATTGTGTTTACCTGTTGATTCAACTAACTCTTTGACTTCTTCACTGGAACCATAATAATCTTTCCAATCGGACTCGACTCGCTTGGTTCGCTTGCGGGTCTTGCCCTTGAGGGGTGGGAGTTTGCGTACTGACCAGAAATTCTTCTTTCCAACATACTTTAGGTTGGTTGTCAAATTTGTAATCAGATACACAAACCCCTGTGCATCATCTATATTATTTGATTCAAATATCTTACCGTCTAGTGTCCAAGGATTCGTATAACTCACTGATCATCTTCATTGTCATCTTCGTCTTCTATATAGTCACTAAAGTCATCCTCGTTTTCTGTAGTTCCTTCTTCTACCACGGAATCTGGTAGATCGGTCCCACAAAATGGGCAGTAAACGGGTTCTTCTGTTTCATCCTCATCATATGCTAATTCATACTCAGAGGCACAATCTGGGCATGTTACCTCTAATACTGTATATTCATCAGTATCTTTCATGCAGCGTATGCCTCATCCCACGATCCTTTGAGTCCTGCTACCTCGTACTCTGTAACACGATTTTCAAAGAAGTTGGTGTGATCTGCACCGTTAAGCACCCACTCCAACCAAGGTAACGGATTCTCTTTGACTTTAAAGTTTGTCTTGAGACCTAATTGAAGTAATCGTCTATCTGCAATATAACGAATATATTTTTTGACTTCTTCTTTAGATAGTCCCTCAATTTCTCCCATCTCGTATGCCAAATCAATAAACTTATCTTCTAATTCGACCGCTAAACTTGACATTTCATAAATTTCTGCTTTGAATTCAGTATCTACGATGCGAGGATGTTCATTGCAGAACGAACGGAATAGTTTTGAGTTGCCCTCAACGTGCATTGACTCGTCACGAATTGACCACTCAACAACCTTACCCATACCTTTCATCTTGCCAAACCGTTGGAAGTTCAACAACATGACAAACGAGGCAAACAATGCAACACCTTCGTTGAATACAGACTTTGCAAGTGCGAGTCCAAGACCACGTTGTGTAGAGGCATCAGAGTCCATCATGAACTCTACCTTGTCAACCATCTCTGTGTATTCTAAAAATGCATGGTATTCACTATCTGGTAGTCCTAGTGTTTCATTGAGAAGTGCGTATGCTCTTTGATGTATTCCCTCACGAGCAGCAAATGAACCCAACATATTACGGACTTCATTGTTCTTGAACTTAGGAATAAATTGATCATAGTAATTTTGTCCTACTGCAACGTCTGACTGTGTGAACAATCGTAATACGTTAGTGATATAGTCCTTTTCTGTAGCAGTGACCTTACCACCTTTCCAATCAGTAACATCCTCACTCAAGTCAATTTCATCTTCAATCCAGTGTGCTTTCTCGTGACGGGTTGTGATTTCAGTTGCCCACGGGTAGTTAAATGGTTTATATGTCGTTGAAAACTCCATTAGTCCACCTGACTTCTTTTTCAGTAAAGTGTCTGCTTTTTGGACTAGTTGGTCATACCCCCCAATGCGCTTACCCTCAATAAAAATTTGTGGCACAGAATTGACAGGACGACTTTCAGAACCTTTTGTCAAGTCCTCTTGTGCGCCATTGATCTTCTGATAAAACGCAAGTCGTTGTTCTTCATCATCCAATACGTTTTCTGTGTATGTAAATCCATGACTGCTGAACCATTCCTTTGTTTTAACGCAAAAAGGACAATCTGACTTTGAGTAAATTGTAATATCCATTGTTTCCCCTAACCTTGACATGCGACACATTCTTCTTGTGATTGCTCTCCGAACTCTACGAGTCGATCTCGTTCAATCTTTTGTGCGACATTCTCCGCACGATTTGATGTTTCAGTTCTCAAATAATACAGACCTTTGCATCCATACTTCCATGCATTGTAATGCACTGTGTGAATATACTGACGACTTGCACCTGCTGGAAAAAACACATTGAGTGACTGCCCCTGACACAGATACCGTTGCCTTGAACCACCAAGATACACAATCCAATCTTGGTTTAGTTCGATTGCAGTTTTGAACACTGCTTTGAGATGCTCGTCCAGAAAATCAAGATGCTGAACCGAACCGCCATTGGTAATGATAGACGACCAAATTTCTTGCGTGTCTTTACCAATCTTTGCGAGTTCTTCTTGTAAATACTTATTCTTTATCAAATGCGATCCCGCACGAGTACGAGATGTAAACGCATTTGCTTTCCACGGTTCAATTGATGGTGAAGTGTTGCCAATCAACGACGAATTGGCATTTGGTGCAATCGCAAGAAGGTGTGCGTTTCGTCGCCCTGTCCCTTCCATATCTGGTGCTTCACCACGTTCTTTACCTAATACTAATGTTTCGGCAATTGCCTCATTCTGAATATGTTTGAAAATAATATCATTGACTCCCCGTGCCTTTTCACTTTCAAATGCGACACGGTGCTGTTGTAGATACGAATGGAACCCCATCGCACCCAAACCTAAACTTCTTTCTTGAGTTGCACTATAACGTGCCTTTGAGATTTCGTCTCCTGCGTGGTCAATGAAAAACTGCAAGACGTTATCAAGAAAGCGAATGAGATCACGAACAATAGTGGTATCCTTCCACTCATCAAATCTCTCCAAATTGAGTGACGACAGACAGCAAACTGCTGAACGATCATCACTTGTCGGTAAATGAATTTCGTTACACAGGTTTGAACCATGAATCTTCAATCCTTTCTTTTTCATAGTTTCTGGTAGATATGCGTTTGCGGTATCAATAAAGTTGAGATATGGTTCACCTGTTCTGTATCGTGTCTCCAGTAGTGTTTCCCACAAGTACCTTGCACGGAGTGTATCACGCACTTCACCAGAGTCAGGATCAATAAGTTCCCAGTGAGCATCTGCTTGTATAGCGACCATGAATTTGTTCGTGATATTGACTGCGTGATGTAAGTTCAAACACTTACGATTGACATCACCTGTGGGAACACGCATATTCATGAACTCTACAATATCGGGATGGTCAATGTCAATGTATGCAGCATACGACCCTTTACGGGTTCTACCTTGGCGATACGCCACCATATCAGCATCCACTGTGTGCAAGAATGGCATAGGTCCGGGTGCTTTCTCAGACACCGCACGAACGTCAGACCAGTGTCCACCAACACCACCACCCTTGACCGACAACCAACGGAGTTCTGCCGAATGCTCAATCAGTCCATCTAGCGAATCTGGCACATAAGTAAGGAAGCATGAAATCGGTAGTGCTCTGATTTTTTCTCCAGGCATCGGTGCATTTGACAACACAGGTGACGAAAACATAAACCAACCCTTTGACGCACCATCATAAATGCGTTGTGCCAACTCCATGTCACCATAGGCATAGGCAACAGCAGCACGAGCAAATGCGTGTTGAGGAGTTTCGTCGTTGATGCAGTAGTAGTCAGTGAGTAGTTTGTATCCTTGTTCAGATAAAATAGAGTCGCGGGACGGATCAATCTTGATCCCAAGATATTCTTCGGTCATTTGTTATCCTTTACTTTACGAGTTTGATTGCCATAGGGAACACTTCACTGATTACATGGGCACACGCCTTTGCTATTTCCATATGTTCTTTTTGTGTTCCATTCGCACTTCGTAGTTCAATATAGTGAATCCAAGACCGTAATGTTCCATTCATATACATGCGAGACTTTGTTAGTCCTTCTGGTAGGACTGCTCGTGCTTGCTCTTTTGCAATGCCGTTTTCAATTGCCCAACGATATGCTTTTCGTGATTCAATGATGACTCGCTCTTGGGCAAGCACCCATTCTGTTTTTAGATTTACATCGTCGGTTTCAACTGAGTTTTGACGGTTCTTTTCGTCTTGCAATCTCGCTTCGCGGATTTCAAAATCAAGGTCTTTTGTAGGGTCAGCATAACGCTGACTAAACTCTTGGAAAGAAAACGATCTATGCCGCAGAATCTGTCGAGCAATGTCCCTTGTCGTTTCTATTTCCATACATGCAGAAACCATTTCAAGTGGTGACCAATGAGCGTGTTTCACCAAATAGTTGATTAACTTTTCACTGGTTTCTGTGTTCAACTGATTGCTTGGGTTTGATACCCTCGCACAATAAGCAATAAGTTCTTGCACATCATCTATTCCCTGATCTTCATACTCCTGAGTTGGAGTCGAAAAACTGATCAGTTTTACATTCATTAACTTATCCTTATATCTTTTTCCAATCACGGATTGCGAGTCGCAATGCCAGATCATGATGAGTGTTTTTATTTATTAAAGAGGTGATCTCTTCGGGTGTAAATCCTTCCAGTATCATATCATTAATATCTTTCGATTTAATATTTGACGGATAAACGAATACAGAAAACCCCCACTTACATGCCTTTTCAATCAAAGCAATCAGGTCTTTGTTTCTGGGTTGATTATCAAACACCAATGTGACCATGCCCTTTGGTAGCATCTTCATTGCTTTAACCAAGTCCGAACCACCGCAAGCAACAGCATTCGGGAGGAACATACTATCTATAGGTCCCTCCACCACATAGATTGGTTCCGTTGTGTCAATGGACTCAAGACCATAAATCAAGGGGTCATTGTTGGTGAGTCGGACTGTAACATATCTAGTTTTACTTCCACTAATGGATCGACCCTGAATACCAATGAGTTGTCCATCACGATTTCTAAAAGGTATAACAATGCGTTTATCATTTAATAGTCTCCCTTCGTATACATCAGGACGTAGATTCTCTAACATCGAGTAATCTTCTGCGTAAAATAAATCGTGCCACTTTTCTTCTGGGATACGTCTTGTCTGTACATACAATACAGCAGGATGGGCAGACGGTAGATCAGACAATCGCATCGTATATTTCAATAAGTCACCATCGTCTTTGTGTGTTGACTTAGGGGCAAAGGACGGTGTATAATCTGTGTTTGCTATACGACGACCACTGTGCCTCTCAGCAAAGGTTTCGGTGTTGTATTGCTGATACAGATTTGGGTCAACTTGCTCAATTAGTTTACTGAGATGCCCTGAGAATCCACAGTTGTGGCACTTATAAAATAGACCATTGTCGCCCTCAAACAAGTACCCCCGTGCCTTGTGTCTATTTTTAGAGGAATCTCCACAGATAGGGCAACGAAAATTGTACAGTTTGTCTGACTTGCGACTAAAACGGTTTAGTTTTGAGGACAGAAGT